TGTGTGTTTGTGTTTGTGTGTGTGTTTGTGTTTGTGTTTGCAGGCTTTATTTACATCCTATGTCGCTCAGCCTATAGCTTGTAGGATTGAATCAACCTTGTTTAGAGGATTGCTCACGAGTGTGGTATCCTAAACAGGCACTCAATTTCCCAACTTAATGGACAGTCTATTGATTCATTTGACTTGTAGTTTAATGCCTTCGGGCGGGGGTCAAATTAGGCCCAATTGAGTTCTGGCAAGTTTGTCAGAAGAGTGTTATCTCTCACCATCAATCGATAATCATGATATTCCTGATTAACAAGTGTGAGCTCATATTCATTTGCACAGACTGTCTTGATCTTTCGAGTGTAACTCTCAAATGTTTCAACATCATGCAACGCCAGTTCAGCAAAAGCAGCACGAGCATTTTGTTCGATTACGGTTTCTTCATATGTGTTACCGTGAATCCAGTTGAAGCATTCGAGAATAGATGGAATCTTAAGAGGTGCCATCCAAATTCGATTGTCAGAATCAAATGCAAATCCACGTTTTAAGAAATAACACTTGTCCAGTTGCTTGAATCCTGTCATCGTTCCAGTCTTTTCCTCATCAGTATAGACCATTCCAAAAGTTGCAAAAGCACGGGTCATTGATTCTTGGTTGTACCATGTTGAAACTCGTGATGAAATATTCAAAAGATTATCATCTCCATAAGCAATCATAGAAACGTAATCATTGAACTCTTCATTGCCTGGTCGTTCTGCATAAAATGTAACTCGACATGCAATTGAATTGTACATGCTGTTCAAGATAGCAGTTGCTGGGTTTCCTGATGGTTGTGAGTGGTTAAGCTTGTACAATCTCTTGCCACAAATGTGATAAGAATTAACAACACTTTCCCATAAACACTTGCGTACAACAGCATCTTCTTTTACATAAGTTGGGGATTGACGATAATAATCTTCTATCACTTCCAAAATTTGCCACAAGATATCTGGATGAAGTGTGCCATCATAATTACTAAAATCTCCAGCAACATGGTTATCACCATACTTCAAAAGATGTTTTGCAAGCTTATCCCATTCGAGTGATTGACACCGAATACCAACAGCACTTTCAGTATCAATGCGTTTTTCCATAAGAAAAGCAATGAAAGAAATAAAGTACATGCGGAATGCAATGACAAAATCCATTGGAGCAGCAGCAAAAACTCTTGTCTTTCCAATTTCAACTTTCATTTTTGGCAGTGTTTCATCTTTAAGTGTGTCAACAAAGATGTAAGGTTGCACATAACCAAGTTTCATTTCTTCAACTTGTTTAGTAACAATTCTTCGTACTTGTTGAGCTTTCTTTCCATAAAGATCCCATTCAAGATTGCCAAACCAGAGAGTCTTACCTTTTGATTTTTC